CAATACGGTACACGACTCCGTAGTTATTGACGTACATCCTGCAGAAGAAACAGAGGTCATTAACCTTATAAAGCAGGTAAATGATGACCTCAATGACATTATAGATAGTTACTATGATGTAAAAATTAATGTTCCAATGGTGCTTGAAGCTAAGATAGGAAATAATTGGCTTGACACCAAGGACGTTATGTAGTATAGTCAAATGATTCGTTTTAAGGAGAAACAAAGAATGGAAAATAGTTTAGCAGTTATGGGTACGAAGGAAAGCTTGGCAGACATTATGGGAATGTCCAACACACCTCCATCATCACGCTCTGCTCTTGCAGAGATTAAGCAGGTTCACCAGAACATCATGGGGACTAAGAAAGTTGATGGAGAGAACATGGAGGTTGCCGTAATCAAGGCAGGTGCGTACTCTGTTACTTTCCCTGACGAGACTGTATATTACAGTTCTACAATAACCATTAGACCTTTTATGCAAAGGTTTCAGTGGGAACGGTGGGACGATAACTTCACCAGACCTGACGGTGGTTCTGGCAGAATGTTACGATCTGTAATGGGTAAGTCTCTTACAGTGGATTTAAAGGATAACTACGGAGGTTTTAACTGCGGTAGACCTTCTGGTTATGTCAAGGACTTTTCGTCCTTGCCACAAGAAACACAGGACGTTATGAGAGGTACTAAAAGGTACAAGATCATATTCGGAATGTGTACACTCGATGATGCTAAGGATGAGAACGGTAAGTCTGTTGACGTTAAAGAGTTCCCTTTCTTTATGCGTATCAAAAATCGTGATAGCTTCAAGGCTATGGCAGATATTTTTGGTATGATACAACGGAAGAACCGTCTTCCTATTCAGCATAATCTAAAGTTGTCTAGTGAATTAAAGAGTATTCCTAGTGGTGCGACATACGCAGTTGTCAAAGCCTCTCTAGGGGGTGAAGTAGAGATTACCACTGATGACCAAGAAACGCTGAATAGCTTTGTTGAGTGGGTTGAATCTATGAACTCAATCACTCTTTCCAAATGGGAAGAGCATAGAAGACCAGAGGAATTGTCTCAAGCAGACGAGGACATTGTATCTTCTATCGTAGAGATTGAGGAAGAATAGATGAACCATCCTGCAGAACTG